GTGGCAACGAAGAATTGAAGATTAATTGTTGACAATATTCAATAACTGGTGTATAATTAAAGCATAACCTAAATTATGAGAGGAATATTTTATGAGCGATTGGGCTAATGACATTACAAACATGCACAACAAGTTTGGTGTTAAGGATTGGTTTGAAACCAATAAGGGCGACACAAAACTTATGGCGAAGTATCTTACTTTCCGTATGAACATGTGTTTGGAGGAGTTACTTGAAACTGCAGAAGCTGCTGATATGGACTTGGTTGTTAATGAAGATGGTAAGTATGAGTTCGTGGGCGGGGTCACTAAAACAGATCCTGAAGAAATCGTGGATGGTCTTATCGACATGTGTGTTTTTGCTATTGGTACTCTCGATGTATTTGGTGTTGATGCTAACTCTGCTTGGAATAGAGTGTTGGAAGCTAACATGGTCAAAAGCGTCGGAGTTAAAGAAGGTCGTCCTAACAAGTTCGGTTTACCAGACCTTATCAAACCGGTGGGGTGGGTAGCACCTAATCACGAAGGCAACCACGGTGAATTAAGAAAGTCTTTGTAATGATTAAAACACCTAAAATGATAGCCCTGCAAAAAGCATTACATAAAGCAGGGCTAGACTATGCAGTTTTTAAAGAACACAACGGTAAGATGGTTACTATCAATGTGTGGATTGCCGAAGATTAATCACAAGTCTTTATAAATAAATTTATGGGACATGAAAACGGAGTATATTATGTCGAACAAACTAAAAGAACTTACTTGGGCACATCATCAATCTGCCGAGCGTAGGTTGTTTGCTAAAGAGCTTATCTCAGGCAACATCGAACCAAAGCTATATCACAAATTCCTATGTTGTCAGTATCTTGCATACAAGGTACTTGAGCGTGTTACAATCATCCCACCTAATCTTATCGCTATTCATCGAGCACCTCGTATTTTCCAAGACATTCGTGAGCTTGAAGAATTGTTTGGCTTTGAACCTCCAGGCGAATATCCAGAGTCTGTAGATAAGTATATTGCCCACGTCGACGCATTAAAAGCATCTGATAACAATGAAGCACTATTAGCTAATATGTATGTTCGTCATTTTGGTGAATTACATGGCGGACAGATTATCAAGAAGAAGACTCCTGGCTCTGGTCTAATGTACGAGTTCAATGGAGATACTAAAGTTCTTATTGAAGAATTTAGAACGCTTCTTAGTGATGATATGGCTGATGAAGCTAAAAAATGCTTTGACTTCGCGTCTGAATTATTTGATGAACTATCTAAAGAAATCATTCAACAGTAAGGAGACATTCTATGCAAGCGCAATTGGAAGAAACAAGTATCACTGACGAGTTAGAAGATGATACAGTATCTGAGCCTAGTAAAGACATGACACAGGCATATCGCCGAGGTCGTTCAGAAACTGCTCGTGCTAAACGCCAAAATGTTAAAGGTGTTATTGAAACAAAGATCACTAATGCTTGGGCAAAAGCCCGCAGGGATCGGAAGAATAAATGACCACGTTGTTTGTACAGGAGGATCCCCTCACTGGGGATCTTTTCCTTGAACTACCCGCTGAACTGTTAAAAGCTGCAAACTTATCAGTAGGTGATAATATAGAATGGATAGTAAATGATGACGGTTCATGTAGTTTTTCTCGCGTAGAATAACAATGAGATCACGTCAAAAACCAAGTTACAAATCTCCAGTATTTTGTTATACTTCTGAATGGTTAACAACAGACGAGATTGAAACGTATCTTACTAAAGATGGCGAAACAAAAACACGGCTTAGAGTTATATTGAAAGCTGACATAAATCCTGAGTGGAGGGGCACATATGGAACTTTGGAATAGATTAGATGATTACGCACAAACACTATCAGATAAGTTTGATAAGCATTTTCATCGTTACGACAACCCTAAGTACACCGAAGATCTTCATTTTGATGGTTGGAATGATACTTTCTGGCACTCTGATGAAGTGTATAAATGCCATCTGAAAACAATTAAACCAGAAGATGGTAAAGGTCTTTGGTTAATGCATATCAATATATTCCCTGAAGGTGGTTATGAACTACCTATTCTTGGATTTGATATCGTAGCTGGTCCTAAGAAAATCACCGGTTCCTTTATGGACTTTTCACCGCTTCATGGTCACGACCACGTAATGCATGAATATATGAGAGATAAGGTTGAAGGCGTAGAGTGGAACAAACCTCGTGAGTTGCCACCTTGGGCTAAAGAAATCTTTTCAGATAATATGCTTGCTGTTGGTAATATTAAAGACGGTGAAGAGCTAGATCAGTTTATGGCGATTACAAATGATTTAGTAGATTACTACTTAAATAACCTAGAACAGTTGACAATTCATTCAGAACGTGATACAATACCTATATTAAATAAGTACTGTACTAATCAGAAAATGAATCCACATTTGCATCGATCTATCCTTGCAATGGGTATATCAGAAGAAGATAAAGATCGTTATGTAAACAACGTGCTGTTTGAGGTGTTAGATTAGATGAGAATAGCACCAGTTGCAGCCACCGCAAATTTAAATCGCAATCCAGCAAAAAAACAGTTGACAATTAATGGTTGTTGTGATAAAGTAAATATAATAAGTGTTAAATCAATCATACCGATTGGTAAACACAAGTTCATGGTAACTGTTGCTCATTGTGAATATTGCGGTCAAGTAAAAGCAACATCTAACATACAGGAGTATAAGTAATATGAGTAATACTATTATGACAGAAAAGTCAGGACAGTCTTTGAAAGTTGATTATTTCGCAACTGAAAATGGTGCAGGAATTCGATGTTTCATCAATGGTGATTTCCTTAAAGAAGAAGTCTATGAGGGCAAGAACATCCATTTTGCTCAAAGCGCTGCTGAAAATTGGGTAGCAGGAATTAAAACTTTAAATGGATAACATCGCTATGATTGCTCCAAGAACACCAGAAAAAGTACATCACGACATTCGTGAGATGCTTGCAAGTGGAATAAACTATATAGATGCATTGGTAGAATATGCCCGCATCAATGATTTGGAAATTGAAACAGTTGCTGATATCGTAAAGAAGTCCTCTATACTAAAAGAGAAAGTACGAGCAGAAGCTATTGATTTGAGGTTGGTGATTAAAGATGATCAAGACATCGGAAAGTTATGCTAATGAGGAATCTTTTCAGTGGTATGTAAAGTACCTCGCAATGAAAAAGCATTTCACATCAGACAGTTATGACTATATAAAATATCGCGGAAAGATTAGAGCGTCGTTCGATAAGTTTAGAACACGTAATGACGCCTACTTCTTCGAGAAGCTTTCACGGAAAGATAACCCAGAGCAGTTAATGTTGGCTAATATGATTGTTAAGCCAAATATCTGGATTCGTGAAATCATAGAACAGGAAGGTGAAGATCGTTATGTTGATTGGCAACGCAAGATGGATACTCTATCACGTGTTTTCAAATCAGATCTAAATCTTCTTGACGACAACTTTCAAGCTAATTTTACTTCTGTAAATGGTGGACATCCTTTTATTATGACTATGTACATGCAGAAGAAGATTAGTCTTGAAACGTTTAGTATCATGGCAGGTATTGCAAATATTTTTCCCTATTGGGACAAAGAAGTAGTTGACAAAATCGTAGCACGTGATATAATAAGACTATCAAGTAAGTACAAACCTTTCTTGACGATTGACGAAAAAAAGTACAAGGATTTAATCCGAGCACGCTTTTTCTAATAAATAGATGGTGGGCTATAATCCACAACATACATCGCAAATATAACCATGCTATATACAGCAATATTAAGGAATAAAAATATGTCTTTTGACGCACTCAAGAAGAACCGTTCGGCTTCTCTAACAAAATTGAACACTCAGCTCGAAAAAATCTCAACTAAGAGCTACTCAGATCCCAATGAAGGTAAAATGTGGAAAGCTACCCGCGATAAAGCTGGTAACGGCTTTGCCATTATTCGTTTCCTACCAGCAGCAGCCGGTGAAGAAATGCCTTTCGTACGTGTATGGGATCACGGTTTCCAAGGTCCAACTGGACAATGGTACATCGAAAACTCCCTAACAACTATTAATCAAGACGATCCAGTCTCTGAATTCAATGGTAAGTTGTGGAATTCAGGCGTTGAGTCTGATAAAGAAATTGCACGCAAGCAAAAACGCCGTTTGAAATACTTCTCTAACATTCTTGTTATTAAAGATTCTGCTAATCCAGAAAACGATGGTAAAGTCTTTATGTATCAATACGGTAAGAAAATCTTTGATAAATTGAATGATCTTATGAATCCTCAGTTTGAAGATGAAACACCAGTTAACCCATTCGATCTATGGGAAGGTGCTAACTTCCGTCTTAAAATTCGTAAGTTCGAAGGTTATCCTAACTACGACAAATCAGAATTCGATGGTCCTTCGCCGGTCTCTGAAGATGATGGTGAACTAGAACGTATCTACAACGAAGAGCATTCTTTGCAAGAACTTATTGATCCTAAAAACTTCAAGTCATACGCTGAATTAAAAGCAAAACTTTATCGTGTACTTGCACTTGGTGAAGAAGCTTCAACTCCAGCAACAGCAGAAAATGACGAGTTTGATCTCAGCAGCATGGGTAATCAATCAACCGCGGCCCCAACGCCAACTTTGCCTGATGCAATTCCAGCTGCTTCAACAGCTATGTCTATGGATGACGATGATGATCTATCGATCTTCAAGGAACTAGCGAATGGTTAATAAAACCTATGAAGAGGTTTTAGATTTCGACTTTGGCTTCAGCTTCATTGATGAAGAGCTTCAAGAAAAAGAAGCTGCGGCCAAGGACGCGATTGAGAATATCAACAGCGAGAAGAATACGTTAGAAGATCAATTAACTGATTCTAAACTCGCTGCTGATGATCTTGAATATAGGCTAGAACTTCTATATAAATCTATCACACCATTCTTAGATAATCTTTGTAAGAACTCTGAGAAATCGACAATCTACTGGCCAGATCGAGTTGCTAAGATTCAGGCTTATAAAGGTAAATTGGAATCAATCGTTGAAGGAAAATAAATTATGAGTCTATTAGACAGACTAGTTAAGAACAGTACCATTAAGATGTCGGCTCCGCTATTGGATTCCAAAGTCTATGGTAAGAAAGATATGGCACCAACTAACGTGCCTATGGTAAACGTAGCACTATCAGGTCGTATTGATGGTGGCGTAACTCCAGGACTACTCGTCTTGGCAGGTCCTTCTAAGCACTTTAAATCAGCATTCGCATTGTTGATGGCAGGTGCTTATATGCAACGTAACAAAGATGCTGTATTATTGTTTTATGATGCAGAATTTGGTACACCTCAAGCTTACTTTGAATCATTCGGTATTGACATGGATCGCGTAGTCCATACGCCAATTACTAATGTTGAAGAACTTAAGTTTGATATTGCACACCAGTTGGATCATATTACTAAAGGTGAAAAAGTCATTATTGTTATTGACTCTATCGGTAACCTCGCTTCTAAGAAAGAAGTTGCTGATGCACTTGACGGTAAATCGGTAGCAGATATGTCACGAGCTAAAGCTCTTAAGTCTCTCTTCCGCATTGTAACACCACATCTGAACCTTAAAGATATTCCATTGATTGCCGTTAACCATACGTATCAAGAGATTGGATTGTTTCCTAAGGCTGTTGTTTCAGGTGGTACAGGTATCTACTATTCAGCAGATGCAATCTGGATCATCGGACGCCAGCAAGATAAGGTTGGTACAGAAATTCAAGGCTACCACTTCATTATTAACATTGAGAAATCTCGACATGTTAAAGAGAAGTCTAAGATTCCAGTCTCGGTATCTTGGGAAGGCGGCATTGTTAAGTGGTCTGGATTGATGGATATTGCTGAGAAAGGTGGTTATCTTACTAAGCCTAAAGTTGGTTGGTATGAAGCTATTGATCCTGCAACCGGCGAAGTTCTATCTGACAAATTGATGCGTGCTAAAGAGGTTAATAACAACAAAGACTTCTGGTTGATGATGTTTGAGAAAACTGACTTTAGTACATATATCAAGAATGCTTTCACTATTGGTGCCTCTGGTTCCATTATGCGTGAAGATGATGATGAAAACGCTGCTGTTGAAAAAGCCCTTGACGATATTCAGAATGATGGTCAAAGCTGAAATTAACTGTTGACAATTTATATGATGTATATTATTATAGTTAATAATACTTGAATGTACTGGCGGCTGATATTGTGTTAGTCGCCAGTACTCAACTTTACAATTGGAAATAGGCAATGATCGAAACCACAGTACTATCAAATCTTATATTTAATGAAGCATACTATCGCAAAGTATATCCTTATATCAAGGACGAGTATTTTGATGATGGTTCAATGAAAAAAATATTCGACACATATTCTGAATATGTAGAACAATATAAAGCCCCTCCTTCAATCGAAGCACTTAAAATATCCCTTGATAAACGTAAAGATATGAGTGAAGACTCTTATACTAATGTTATGTCTATGGTTGATACATTTAAGGCTGACGAAACTACAGATTATGATTTTCTTGTAAATGAAACTGAAAAGTTCTGTCAAGATAAAGATCTGTTTAATTCTATTCGCAAAGCTATTCTAATTATGGATGGCGAAGACAAAGACAACGACAAAGGTTCAATTCCAAATTTGTTATCTGATTCCTTGGGTATTAGCTTTGATACCTCGGTAGGTCACGATTTTATTGAAGACTCAGATGAACGTTATGAATTCTACCATCGTAAAGAAGAACGTATGCCGTTCGATATTGATCTTCTAAACAAAATTACCAAAGGTGGTTTGCCTCGTAAATCATTAACAGTATTACTAGCTACTACAGGTGGCGGTAAATCTCTTGTTAAATGCCACGCTGCTGCAAGCTATCTAATGACTGGTAAGAACTGTCTTTATATTACTATGGAAATGGCTGAAGAACGTGTAGCCGAGCGTATTGATGCTAACATGATGGATATTAGTCTAGATGATTTGAAATTGTTACCACGAGATGTTTATAAGAAACGCATGGAACGCATCAAATCGAAGTGTACTGGCCAATTAGTTATTAAAGAATATCCTACTGGCTCAGCACATGCTGGTCACTTCCGCCACTTACTTAATGAATTAAAACTTAAGAAGAACTTTACTCCTGATGTAATCTTTATCGATTATCTTAATATTTGTGCATCATCTCGTATTAAAGGTGCAGCTGCTGCAAACAGTTACACTCTAGTAAAATCTATTGCTGAAGAAATTCGTGGTCTTGCTATGGAATACAACTGTGCAGTTGTTTCATCATCTCAGTTCAATCGTGATGGTTACGGCAATTCAGATGTAGATCTTACAAACACTTCTGAGTCTATGGGTATTACCCACACCGCTGATTGTATTATTGGTTTGGTTACAACTGAAGAGCTTGATAATCTTGGCCAACTAATGATGAAACAATTGAAAAATCGATGGGGTGCACTAGATTATTATCGCAGGTTTGTAGTAGGTATTGATCGTTCTAAGATGCAAATCTTTGATCTAGAAGATAGTGCTCAACGTGGTATTGGTGGACAAAGCGCTGCTAATACAGCATCATTCGGTAATAACAGTGGTCAAACTAAGACTTCATTCGGCGGTGACAAGAAATCAATGTTCTCAGCAGGCGGCATTACATAATTACTATAAATAAGTAATTACAGCAATTCAAAGAGTAGTTAGATGAAAAATTTTAAGACCTTTGTTACCGAAGAGATGGAGTTGTTTGAAATGAGCGCTAAGTCAGATT